ATAGGGGCAGGTCTCTTGACGCCGGAGAATTTAGAAAGGCAACAACGAGAAATAATTTAATAAGGATAGACGATACTAAACCACAATGGCCAAGACAATTAAATGGAAGACCAGAACTTAACAAAGACAGGGTACTAGACAAATCTGACTGGAATGTTAGTCAAACATATGATGACTTAAGGGTCAGCTATTTTAACAGACTAAGAAACCCTGTATTAGGTGGTGCACCAAAATCCTTGAATCAATTAGGTAATGATAACACTATTGTAGCAATGATGAAGATATTAAAAGATAGAGGTGCTGCAGAGATAAAATTATTAGGCGTTGGAGATTATTTTGACACTACACCGGGATACGAGCAAGCTTCTATGAATAGATATTTACAATCTCTGGCAGATGAAGTAGATATTGCAACTTTTGTAGGAGGATATGAAATGAAAACTGACAAGATATTTGGTGGAGAGCCTAAAGATATAGAAGCATATAAGGCGCAAATAAATGGAGAAGGCGCTCCCCCTGCTGAACCACCTCCACCATCTCAAAAAGGGCAGAGACTATTAGAAACTTACAAGGGTATAAACATAGTTTTGTATACTCAAGAAGATGGCTCTTCTAGAATATGGTTAGATTCAAATCAGACAGAAAACCCTCCATTCTCTACAGAAATAAAAACCGCTGCAGAAATCAATATTGCACCATTACAAGAGATAGATAAAGGTTATTGGTTTGAATTAGAAATGCAAGACTACGAAATAACAGGCAAAAATGGTTTTCTTTTTAGAACAATTGGCCAGGGAGTAGAATTATTCAAAGAAGACTTGGACATAGCTATTGAAGATTGGGAAGACCCTATATTGTAAAAAATATATATAGTTTTATATTTATATACGTAATGGAGAATAACTATGGCATATGAACCGGTAGCACCAGCAGAATACGCGGGAAAACAAGTACTGATAAGTTCAGATAGAATACTATTTAACGCGAGAAACGATTCTGTTTTTTTATTTTCAGATAAATCTGTAGGAATATCTACAAATGGAACCTTTAACGTAGATACTGGCGAGGATACAATAATAAATAGTCCCGCTGTATATCTAGGTCTAGGTGCAGAGGAAAAAATGGTTCTTGGAGATACCCTAGTGGCTCTTATAGAGGAATTATGCGATGCTCTTTCTAAAGAAACTCATCCTACTCCAAATGGACCTTCAGGTACTCCAATAAACGCTGCATCATATTCTGCAATTAAAAGTAAAGCAAAGAACATTTTAAGCGCGCAAAACTTCACACTGTAATTATGGCATTTAACCCAGGAGCATTCATAGCAAATATAAATAGTATAGAGCAAAACAAGCCTAACTCAAGGTTTGACTTTGCTAATTCATGGGCAAATGCATATTTTGCTGGATATGGCAATCCTACTCCTCCAACATTGACAAATCAAGTTGCAAAACAAGCTATGTTGGGATTATTTATGTTGGCATACAAAAACAATGACAATGGCAAAAAGTTTATGAATGCAGCAGTAAGCGTATTTGGTGCAGCTATGGCTCCAGGAATGTTACCTTTATGGGCAGCTAAACCACCCCTTAACTATAGAGGATTTGAGCAAGTAGATATAAGTAATGTTACAGTAGAAGGTTCGCTTGGCCCAGCCCTAGCAGCTGTCACATCTGCATGGTTTGCAACAGGTACTGCAACACAAACTACGTCTGGTGCAACTACTACCTGGTTATAGCATATAATTCCTCGTTCTTTATATTTATATAACGTATAATAGTATACTAATAAAGGAGATAATTATGAAGAAGTCTGACTTAATAAAAATAATTAGAGAAGCCGTTAGAAAAGAAGTGCGAGCAGTACTTAAAGAAGAGTTTGGTAAAAAAACCTCTACTAACGAAGAATTTTCAAGTATGATGTCACATGCAGACGGGTTATTTAATGGTAATAAAGATAAAAAAACATTTACACAAAACCCAGTATTAAACGATGTTTTGAACGAAACAGCAAATGAGGCATGGCCAACTATGGGAGGAAAGACACTAAATGCAAATCACGCCCAAGGAGGAAAGGCTGGTCTAGCTGCAATGATGGGAATGCAGGCTCCAGATCAGATGTTTGGAGGAAAACCAACAGCCCAACAAATGGCTCCAGATGATAGAAAACACGTTGAAGTACCAGAAGAAGTAGGAAAAGCTTTAACAAGAGACTATTCAAAACTAATGAAAGCAATAGATAAAAAGAAAGAAAATAGATAATGGCAGGCGTAAAAAGAGAAATAATATCAAGTCCAGAAATAGATGATAACGAAGATATTGCTATTGGTCTGACTTTACCGTTAAATGGTAGAGATGGAGGAGCATTTGACTTGACATTTTTGTCTATTGATGCCGCTGTTACAAACGTAAAAAATTTACTTCTAACTAGAAAAGGAGAACGATTAAACCATCCTCAGTTTGGAACAAATCTTCAAGACTATTTGTTTGAGCCAAACTTTGAATCTCTAAGAGAAAAGGTTGGTACAGAAATAAGAGATGCTGTAGAGCTATGGCTACCATATATAGTAATAAACGAATTAGAAGTTAGTGTACCTAAACCAAACCAGTCAGGATTGATAGACCCATTTCATGGTATACAATGTAGACTAGTTATAGGTTTAATAAACAACACGATTAACGAAGAAGAAATTGTAATAGAGATAAAGGAAATATAATATGGGCCAAAAATTACAAACAAAAGACATAAATTACTTAAACTTAGATTTTAAGGGTTTCAAAGATAAGTTAAATACTTTTTCACAGGTATATTTTCCTGATATTGCAAATGATTTTAATGAATCTTCTCCAGGACAAATGTTTGTTGAAATGTCTGCATATGTTGGAGACGTTTTATCTTTTTATATAGATAATTCACTGAGAGAAAGTCTATTATTACACGCACAAGAAAGGTCTAACGTAATGGATATAGCTAGAGGAGTCGGTTATAAACCACTAGCAAATTCCCCAGCAACGGTAACACTAGATGTTTTTATTCTTCTACCAGCGGCTGGAAGTGGAGAAGGTGCTAGTCCTGATTTTAGATATGCGCCAATTGTACAAGAAGGTTTAAGGGCTCAAACAAAGGGAGCTGCCTCTCCATTCTTTACTCTTCAACCGGTAGACTTTCGTTTTTCTAGCTCTTTAGACCCAACAGATGTATCAATATATAAGATAGATGCAGCAGGAAACCCTGAAACATATTTATTAAAAAAACAAGTAAAGGCAAAGTCGGGTGTAATTAGATATAAAACATTTTCATTTCAAAGTCCTGAAAAATATACAAAGATAGTACTGCCTGATACAGACGTAATAGAGGTATTAGACTGTAGAGATGCCGAAGGAAATAGGTGGTATGAGGTAGACTATATTGCTCAAAACCTAGTATACGAAGAAGTGCAAAATACTAGAACAATTGACCCAGAATTTTCTAATTTTAGAGAAGAAACACCTTATTTACTAAAACTAAGAAAAACGGGTAGAAGATTTCAGGTTAACCTAACCCACAACCTTCTAACAGAAATACAGTTTGGTGCTGGAAACTCTAATGTAGCAGACGAGCTAATTGTACCTAATCCAAATAATATGGGATTAAGTCTTCCTTATGGAAACGTGTCTGCATTAGACAATGCATGGGACCCTTCAAACGCAATGTTTACTAGAGCTTATGGACAAGCACCAGCGAATCAAACTCTTCAATTCAAATATGTAGTTGGGGGAGGTATAAAGGATAATGTTAGAGCAGGAACAATACGAGAAATAACTTCAGTAGAATTCAATATGGAGACAGATGGACTCTCTACACCATCAATACAGTTTGTTAAAAAGTCATTGGCAGTTAATAATCCTGAACCAGCAACTGGTGGTAAAGGTATGGAATCTATAGAGGAAATAAGACAAAACGCCATGGCTTATGCTGCAACACAACATAGAGCTGTGACAAGAGAAGACTTTATTGCAAGACTATACTCTATGCCAGCTAGGTTTGGAAACGTTGCAAAAGCCTTTAT